TCTCGGTCGAGCAGGACGTCATCACGCTGCGTTGCGCGGCGACCAATCTCACGCGTCCGCTCATCCCGAAGAACCGCTACATCGCGCACCACTGCCGTTTCCGCTTCGGCGGTCCGCAGTGCGGCTACATCATCCCCGGCGGTGCCACGAACACGGTCGGCGGCGGCTTCAACAAGTGCGGCCGGACTGCCTCCGAATGCCGCATCCGCGGCCAGGACGAGGCGGCGCGCGGGCTCACGGTGAATCATCCCTTGAGGCTCGGCGCATTTCCCGGCATCGTGCAGCAGGTGGTGAACACTGGGCCATGATCCGACGCGAACGCAAGCCCGACGTCGAAGACCTGATCGGCGCACCCTATCTGCTCGGCGGCCGATCGCGGCTCGAGGGGCTCGACTGCCTCGCCACGTCCCGCATCGTCCTGGGCCGCATCTTCCCCGACTTCGGGGCCGGCGAGCTTCCCGATTCCGACGACGACATCGAGCGGGCGATCACCGGATCGGCGGGGCTGCGCTGGCGCTTCATCGGCGACAACACGGCCGCCGCCAATCGGGTCGGCGATCTCATCTTCGGCCGCCGCGACGTCCAGGCCTACGTCGCCGTGGCGATCGACCGAGGCGGTCTGTGCGCCATCACGGCCTGCGGGCTGCACGGCGTGCACACCTGCCCGATGCGATTTCTGAAGGATGTCGCGGCCATCTTCCGGAGGGATCCATGATCCGCGTTCGAGTCTGGCCGCATTGGTATGGGCTCTCGGGCACGGAAGAGCACGTCGAGCCGTGGCGCGAGGGCATGGTCGCGGGCGATGTCGTGCCCGCTTCGTTCCGTTCGGCGGCCGGGAGCCTGTGCCTCTATCGCAATTCGCTGCGCAGCTCGACGGTCGCGCCCCTGTGCGACAACGATATCGTCGACGTCTCGATTCGTCCGAGCGACCCGGTTTCGATCGGTGCTTTCATCAGCGCGCACGCGATCCTCTCGCTCGTCGTCGCATCGATCGCGCTCAATCTGATCATCGCGCTGCTCTTGCCCAAACCCAAGGGGCCGAAGAGCCAAAGCGATCAGGTCGGTCAATACAGCTGGAGCGGCCTGCGGAACATTCGCATCGAAGGCTCGCCGCTCATGATCTGCTATGGGCTGATCCGCGTGGCGCCGCAGATCATCAACGAATTCACCGAGACGCTCGGGATCCCGTCGATCTCGACCTACTTCTGCCTCTACTCCTTCGGCGAAGGTCCGATCTACGCCATCGGCGATCAGCTCGTCGACACCCCGATCGCGACCGAGATGAAGACCAGCGATCCGAGCCATCCGGTGCTGACCGGAGCGCAGATCAACGGCAATAACCTGCAGAACTTCCGCGGCGTGGTGTGCTCGGCGCGCATGGGCACCAATCAGCAGGCCGTCATTCCCGGCTTCGAGCTCACGGTGACCACCTTCCAGGTCGGCCAGCTCTTGAATCAAGCCGGGATCCCACCCGGCCAGCCCTATGGGCTCGTCTACGGCACGATCAATATGACGACCGTGCCCTACAATTCCAATTCGGCCGGCGCGCAAGCCGAATGGAACACCTATGGAGTGAGCTTCGACATCGTCGAGGACTCGGACCGCTACGTCGTGGTCGTGAGCTTCCCGAACGGCCTCTATGCGGCCCAGACCAATGGCAATCTAGCGAACGCGACGTTTCAGATCCTGATCCGTTATCGCGAGCTCGATTCTCTCGGGGCGCCGATCACGACGGGCGGCGACAATGGAGACGGATGGGTCTATGAGTTTCCGCTGGGCGCGATCGTGGCCCAGCAACAGAGCTCGTTCGCTTATGAGTTCGGGGGGCAGCTTGCCGACCCCGGCTCCTACAGCCCGCCGGCGCTCGGCAAAGGGCTCGATGCGACCGCGACGAACGCCTATGCCGCGAAGACCGGCCCCTCGGTTCCCTCGACATGGATCGTCGGTCAAGCGATTCCCGCGGTGACCTTCGAAGGCTGGTTCCAGCTCTCCGACCTCGGCACGGCGAGCCCGGCGAATGGCCACCACCCGCTCTTCGAGATCGCCGACGGGCCGAACAAGCGGGGCGCGCTGCTGGCCTTCGAGCACGTCACTTTCGACAACGGCGGCGGCGGACTCCAAGCCTTTTGGGTCCCGGCGGTCTATGTGGGGAACGGGACGACGATCGCGCTCTTCTATGAAGGATACGGGACTACCGGCGTTCTGCCCGCGAACTACGCGACGAGCGGCACGACCTACTATCACGTCGCCTTCACTTATGCGCGGCAGGCGATCAACGGCCAGAATCGGCTGCGCATCTACCTCAACGGCAATCTGTGCGTCGAGGTGAACCAGAACTTCAATCTCGCCGACATGCTCTTCTCGTCGGCCGGAATCAACATCGGACGATCGTTCGACTTCCTCAATGCCGCGTGGGGCGGCGGAACCTATCTCGGAGTGCTGCGCGCGGATGAGTGCCTGATCTATCCGCGCGAGCTGTCCCAGTCCGAGATCGTCGCACGCTACAACGGCGGCCATGGCATCTTCGGCGTGGGGCCGGCCGACCTCGCGCAGATCGTGTGCGGCTATCACTTCGAGACGCTGAGCACCACGACCTCGGCCGACTACGGCACGCGCGGGAATACGCTGACGCTCAATAACTTGGCCAGCGCGGGCAGTGTCGCGGGCGCGGTGCTCAACAATGCGACCGTGACGCCGAAGCGATCGCACTGGCGCATCGAGGCCATGCGCGCGAACCTGCTGGCCCAGAACACGTTCGTGCAAGATCAGTCCTGGTTCGATTCGGTCCAGGGAGTGCTCGACGACGCGCTCGCCTATCCCAATTCGCCGCTCTTCGGCCTCAAGCTCAAAGCGACGCAACAGCTCAGCGGCGGAGCGCCGACCTACACGCAGCTCATCAAGGGGCGACTCTGCCCGATCTGGGACGGTGTCTCGCTCACCAATCCCACGATCACCTATCAGTGGACGCGCAATCCGGCCTGGATGATCCTCGATATCCTCACCAACACCACCTACGGACGCGGGCAGGATTACGGGTTCTCGTCGATCAACATCAGCTCCATCGGCATCGTCGATCTCCAGAGCGTGAAGGAGTGGGCGGACTACTGCGACGGTCTCGTGTGGGACGGCCACGACAACAAACAGGCACTCGACGAGACCTCGACCTCGGCTCCCATTTCGGACCTCTTCTATTCGAGCACGCTGATCTCCGGCTCGCCCGGCATCCGCATCGTGTTCCGCGCCGGGCCGCCGATCGACGTTCCGCCGTCGACCTGGATCGTGGGCGGATTCATCGGCTTCAGCGGCATTCCCTTCCCGACGACCGGCCTCAATGTCGACATCAACATGCCGAACGTCGACGGCCTCCAGATCGGAGCCGTGACATTCAACGGCACCAATTGGCAGGTCGACTGCTACTGGGACAAGGTCACCTACGGCGATCCGTGGCTCGACGGTCAATTCCTCGATACGCAGATCACGCCGCACCTCTCCGGGACAGTGCAGGGGAACGAGCCTCGATTCCAATATGACGGAGCTCTCGATCAGTTCCAAAGCGTGTGGGACTCGCTCCGACACATGTGCGCGACCGGCCGCGCAATGCCGGTGCGGCAGGGCAAGACGATCCGCATCAAGTTCGAGCGCCCGCGTGCGACCGTGGCCCTTTTCGGCATGGCGCAGATCAAGCAGGGTACGTTCAAGGCCAATTACACGGGTTCCCTGGATCAGCCGAATTCGCTCTCGATCGATTTTCTCGACAGCGCTCTGAACTACACGCGCAGCACGGCCAACGTGGACGATCCGACGCTCGATGCCTCGGCTCCCGAAGAGGACCTGAACCGACAGGCGTTCATGCTCGAGGGCGTGACCCGTCGCAGCCAAGTGATCCGCCACGGCCTCTTCATCCTCGCGGTGAATCGCCTGCTCCGCATCACCGGCTCCTTCTCGGTCGGCCTCGACGCGCTCGCGGTGCAGGTTGGCGATGTCGTCGCCATCGCCCACGATCTCGTTCCGTGGGGCCAGAGCGGACGCGTCGCCGGCGCCACCAACGCGACCACGATCCAGCTCGATCGAACGATCGTGCTCGCGCCTTCGACGACCTACTACCTGCGCGTGCGCTCCAATTCGGGCGGCATGATCTACGGGTCCGACGGCGAACCGGCCGACAACATCATGACCCTGCAGATCACCAATTCGGCGGGGACCTATGCCGCGGGATCGAACATCACAGTGAGTTCGGGCTTCCCGATCGTGCCTGTGAAGCAGGATCCCTACGTAGTGTTCGCGACAGCCGAGGAGTTCCTCGTGCAGATCACGAAGATCAGTCTCGCGGAGAACTTCGAGCGGCAAATCGAATGGGCGAAATACGATCCTTCGGTCTTCGACGTCGACACTCTGCCGTCGCCGCTTCCCGATACGGTCCAGACCGACTCGCCCCCGAGCGGGAAGGGCATTCTCCCGCTCCCCGTGTCCGGCCTTGTGGCGGAAGAGTTCGTGCGGCAAGTCACCGACGGCTCCTATCGGAGCGAGCTGCTGGTCTCCTGGGTGAACGAGCCGGAGACCCTGCGCTACATCAGCGCTGTCCACGTATTCGCGCGCTTCGATCCCGCCGCGGCATTCGAGGAATTGCGGGTGCTCGACGGAACGGCGAATAGCTGTCGGCTCGAGCTTCCGACCGATATCGCGACCACCTGGGTCGAGGTCGCGGTGAGTCCGGCCGGCATCGATGGCAATTACTATTCGGCGGACGAGTCGGCGCGGAAGATCGCGATTCTCACCGGCATCTATTCCGCGCCGCGACCGCCGACCAACCTCGCCGCCACGCTGGACGCGGCTGGGAATGCGACCTACACATGGACTCCGCCTTCCGATGCGCGCGGACTGTCCTTCGAGCTTCGCCGCGGCGGTTGGATCCTGGGCGATCTCATTGGCATCGCGCCGCCCGGCTCGAGCTCGCTCGCCGCGGGCGACAATTGGTGCTCCGGCGCTGCGAACGCGCTGGGCGAGAAGCAGCCCGCACTGTTCCTTCGCAGCCGCGACGCGCGCGGGCAGTACAGCGATGCGGCGGTACTGACGAGCTTCGATCCATCGCTTCCGGGCGGGACGCTGCTCTCCAACCTCGTCGGCGGAGATCAATCCTGGGAGGACTGGGTCGCGAATGGCTCATGGACCACCGGCGGTCTCTCCGCGCCGGCCATCGCAGGCCTGCAGGTCACGGCATACTCCGGCCGCAACGTGCTCGAGTTCTCCGGCTCCGATCTCGCCGGGACCTATACCGTGCAGCTCCATTTGCAGCCCGTCGATCTCGTGCCTCAACGCATGATGGTCGAGGCCTTCGTCGAGGCGCGCTCGGTCCCGCCGCTCGAGCTCTCGGATTGGCTCCTGCCGCTCGAATCACCGCGCGGCTCCCGCCGTTCGCTCGAGGGCGCGCTGACGGTGCTCCCCGGCGAACCGGCCAATCCAACGGTCGAGATCCAATGGTCCTATGCGACCAGCTCGGGAGGAGCCTATTCGGATTGGGTTCCCTTCGTGCCCGGCGTGCACTTCATCGTGAACGCGCGGTTCCGGCTTGTTTGCACTCGACCCAATACCGACTATCAGATCAGGATCTTCAGGTTCCACACCCGGATGACGCGCATCCCGCGCCAGCGCCGTGAGCGATCGCCGGCGCTCGCGCGCGCGCTGCAGGAGGCTCTCATTGGCTGACAAGGGCGATCTTCAGAGTTTCGATTCCGGCTCGGTGAGCTCCGACGGCTCGCCGGTCGTGGTCACCGCGACGGCGACTCCCGGAACGGCGCTGCACGTCCATTCGGGCGGCACGAGCGATTGGGATCAGGTCGGCCTCACCGCTTCGAACACGGACAGCTCGACCACCTACACCCTCGTGCTCGAGGTGGGCGGCACGGGCACATCGCATCAGCTCTTCTATCCGATCCGGCCGCAGAGCACGATCCAGCTCGATCCGGTGCGGCTCTCCAATGGCAAGGGCGTCTACGGCTTCGTCGCCAGCGGCGCGAGCAAGATCAACGTGGTCGTGGCGCGGGACAATTTCGTCACCCAGAGCTCGACATGAGACGGCGTCGAGGAGCAGCGCGGGACGGCTCGGTCGAGGCGCGCGCGCCCGACATCGATGACTTCTCGCTCGCGCAGCACGACCATAGCAACGCGGCGAACGGAGGTGCGATCTCGGCGTCCGCGCTCCCCTCCAGCGGAGTCACGGTCGGAAGCTACGGCAGCGCGACCCAGGTGGGGACGTTCACGGTCGATGCGCACGGACTGCTCACCGCGGCGGCGAATGTCGCAATCGCGATCCCAAGCTCCCAGATCACGAACGCCACCACGACCTCGACCGCCTCGAGCGTGCCGGTCTCGGACGGCTCGGGGCATCTCGATGGCGCTTGGCTCTACAAGAAGCTCGTTCCGACCGATCTCTCCGGCGTCACCGCCACGACGGGCACTGGAACGACGCTCGCGCTCTTTGGTGGCCTCTTTCCCCCGACTCTTCCAGGGGCCGTCACCTTCAGCGGCGAACCTCAAATCGCTGATTTGACGGGAATGAACCACGACCATCAGAGCCTCGCCGGCGGCGGCCCGCTCGATGGTGCGGCGATCCAGTCCGGCGCCGTGGCGCTCACCGTCGGCGGGACGGGACAGCGAAGCGCTTATGCGGCCTTCGACGCATTGACCGTGCAAGGTGCGGATATCGCGAGCGCGTCGACAACGCATCTCGACACGGCCACGGGCGTCTATGTGAACATCACCGGGACGACCACGATCACGGCCTTCGGGACTGCCAGTGCGGGCGTTGTGCGCGTGCTCAAGTTCGTCGCGGCGCTGACCCTCACCTACAACGCGACCAGCCTGATCCTTCCGGGTGCCGTCAACATCACGACGGCCGCGGGCGACACGGCCATCTTCGTTTCGATGGGCTCGGGCAATTGGCGCTGCATCGATTACGTGCGCGCCGCGAGTCCGCCGCCCAGCGGAACGAACACGGGCGACCAGACAATCACACTCACCGGCGCGGTTACCGGCAGCGGGACGGGCTCCATTACCGCCTCGCTCGGGTCCTTCACGAGCGCGCAGCTTGCGACGGCATTGAGTGACGAGACCGGCACCGGCGCCGCCGTCTTCGCGAACTCGCCCATCCTCGTGACCCCGGCGCTGGGGACCCCTTCGGCCTTGGTGCTTACCAACGCGACCGGACTACCGATCGGCGGCGGAGGGACGGGCGCGACCACTGCGGAGGCGGCGCGGCAAGCACTCGAGGCCACGACCTTCTCGATCGCGTCGGCCTCGACAACGGATCTTTCGACCGCGACCGGCCAAAGCGTCACGATCACGAGCAACACGAATATCTCGTCCTTCGGAACGGTCACCGCCGGGGCGACGTTCTTCTGCCACTTCAATCACCTCGGTGGGAATCTCATCAACAGCTCGAATCTGCTCTTGCCCGGCGGTGCCAACATCTCGTGGCAGATCGGCGACGCGTTCACGGCCATTTCACGTGGGTCGGGCGTATGGGAAGTGCGCAATTATCAGGTCGCCGGGACTACTCCGCCGAGCGGCACCAATACGGGTGATCAGACAATCACGCTGACGGGAGACGTGACCGGCACCGGCACCGGCAGCTTCGCGACCACGGTCGTTTCGGCATCCACGAGCACGGCTGGCAAGGTGCAGCTCGCAACCGACGGGGACACGTCCGCGTCCCATGCGGTAGTCGGGACCGACAACCGGCTGATGAAAGGCATCGATGCCGAGGAACGGATCTTCCGATCGACACTTCCCGATGCCGGCACGGGCTTCGCGTTCGGAGATCAAACCGCCTACTTCGTCTATGTCGGCCGCACCGCCGTGACCTGCACGCCGAAGTTCGTGAAGGGCATCGTGCGCTCCGCCGGAACGGGCGCGCAGACCGCGGAGATCGGAATCTTCTCGAGCCCCAACGCGCCGAACAAGACGAACCAGACCCTCACGAAACTCGAGGCCACCGGGACCGTCGATTCCCTGATCGGCACCGGCCTTGTGGGGAATACCTCGGCCTTCTCGACCAGCGTCGCCGCGGGAACCTATCTATGGGCCGGCATCCGCACTCACCTCGCGAGCACGCAACCATCCTTCATGGGCCTGCTCTTCGATAACGGCTACGGCCTCTGCCTTTCGCTCGCATCGTCGGGCGCGCTGACTGCGAGCTCCAGCTTCTCCGGCTCGCTCATCGCGGCCAGCTCGACCGCCATGTGTCCGGATCTCTTCGTGACCCTGGACTAGCCATGCTCGCAATCCAGCTTCTCGGTTACTTCTCGACGGACGGCACGGGCCCCTATCCGTTCGTCGCCTACGTCACGGGGCAGGGCAACACCGCCGACGGACTCGTGATCGTGCACGCGAAATTCGGCGCCCCGACCCTGCATGGATTCACCGCTGGCGAACAGTCGAGCCACGTTGCCGTCCGCTCGGGCATCCTGCGCGGGACGGCCGGACAGCTCTCGGAGCACTGGGAAGAGCAGTGAACGGGCGCCCTTGATCGAAAGGCTCGGATTCTGTAATCCACAGTGGCCGTGACCACGCTGATCGAAACGGTCCTGGGCACCGAGCTGGGCGAGACCCTGCGCGGACGCCTGAACCGGAACTTCTCCAACCGCCATTCCTGGGCGATCCGATCAATCAGCGCGGACACAACGGTCGTGTGGGGAACCGACGAGCTGATCCTCGTCGACGCGTCGGGCGGAATGGTGGTCGTGAACTTCCCCGCCAGCTCGGGCAATGCGAACTACGCAGTGCGGGTCAAGCCGACCTCGGTCTCGGGCGGCGTCGTGCGCCTGAAGGGCCACGCTTCGGAGAACATCGATACAGCCAACACGCTCGATCTGAGCTCACTGACTGCGAAACTCATCGTGTGTGATGGGACGCAGCTCTGGGTCGCGGGCGGCTGATCGCGACGAAATGGATCCTGCTCAATACGCCTCGCTCATCGGCCGACTCGATCGCCAAGACGCCGCGTTCGCGATCAGCGAGCAGCGCGCACACCAATCGCGCGACGATCTTGCGGCGCGCGTGAGCGCGGTCGCCGGCGACGTCAAGGCGATGAACTACACGCTGACGTCGCAGGACGTGGACGATCCCGGCCTGCTCATGCGCATGCGCGATCTCGAGCTCGAGGCCGCGCGCGAACGTCTCGCGCGGGACAAGCGGCAAAAGCTATGGACCGGCCTGCTCCTGGGCGGCGGCCTGATCAACGCGATCGCGACCTTCGTCGTACTTTCCGCGGGAATGTCGAAGCTGGCCGACGTGCTCGCTCCCCTCATCAAAGCAGTCGGTGGGATCAAGGGATGAGAACCGAACCGCGCGCGCAATGGGGCTGGGGACTTCTGATCGCGACGCCGGCGGTCCTCGCCTGTCTCTGGATCCTATGCTGGCTCGCGGCCTTCGTGCGCACCGAGCGCTTCATCCGCGAACAGCGCGCCGCCATCGGCTCGTCGGTACTGCCGGAGCCGAAGGAGTGAAGCGCGCGCTCGCCATCGCTGCGCTGACGCTGTTCCCCGGCTGCGCGAGCTTCTGGCAGACCGCGAAGGACGTCGCCATTCCCGCCGGCACCACGGGCGGGGTCGTGTGGGTCATGGCCGCGCTCGGAACCGGCCCGGTTGGGCTGGCCGTGGCCGCGGCGGGGACCTGCGCGGTCTTCGTCGCCACCAATCTCGCGGCCGACCTGCGCGACGGGAGCCTCACCGGCGATGCAAAGCTCGTGAAGGAGAAGCAGGAGCTGATCGACATGGTCGGCCAGCTCAAGGGCAAGGTCCAGGCGGCCCAAGAGCTCGCGAATGTCGCCGAAGGCTCGGCCTCGACCCTTCAGACCGCCTTGGCCGACGCGAAGCGGACCATTCGGGTCGCCACATCGTTGCTTCCGTGGGCCATTGGGCTCTTGATTTTCGTGGTGCTCCTTTCGCACCATCCCCGTATCCGGAGCGGACTCGCCGCGTGCCTGTTCTGGCTCCTGCCATTTCTGAGACCCAAACCCCAGCCCAAGGGATCCCCATGAATTCGCAAGGCAAACACGTCCTCTCCATCGCCACTCCGACCGCGCTCGCGGTCTGCGCCGGCATCGCGTTCTTCAACGGCGGCGGAATGACCGCGCTCGGACTCGCGCTCTACGGCGCCGGCGAAGCGCTGGCGGCGGCCACGACCCTCGCCGCGGCAGCGTCCGCCGCGCCGGCCGCGAAGGCCTGATCGCTCTCTCTGCGGATTTCTTTCCAGTTGGGACGTGGGCGCGGCGCCGGCTTGACCGTCCGGCGTCGCGCCCCTTTTTGGGAGAAGCTCATGCCCGCGGATCGAGACGGCGTTTCGCTGCGCATCGGAGATCGAGTCACGCTCGAGTTCGAGGTCGTGGGAATGCAGGCCGCCGAAGAGGAGTGCGATCTCGAGGTCGAGCTCCAGCTCAGCGAGCGCGCGAAAACGATGGGCCGCAGCTATCAGCCCATTCTGTGGGTGACGGCCGCCAATTCGAATCGCCTGCCGAGGCCTTGATTGAGAAGCCGCGAATTGCTTGAGTCGCGCAGGACTCCTAACTCTCCAATCGAAAGGCCCAAGATGAAGTTCATCCTCGCTCTTCTCTCGGCGCTCACCCTGATCTGCACCCTCGGCCGCGCGCAAACCTATACCGTCCTGGTCAATCCCGAGCAGAACGGCTACATCTCCGACGACGGGACCGATGTCGACGTGCCGGCGTACACTGGCAGCGCTCCGCTCGCTGACGTCCACATCATCGTCGACGGCGAAGTGATCGACTGGAATTGGTACCTGCTCAATTGGTCGACTCACGACGCCTATGCCAATGAGAGCATGGGAGTCGTGTGCTGGTGGGAGCACGCCGCACTCGCGAACGAACCGCCCTACGCGTTCTGCGCGCCAGGGTATTCGGTCGGAACCTGCGTCTACCTCGTTCCCGCCGGAGGGCAGGTCGACGGCGAAGCGGCCTGCTGCAACAGCTCGGTCGAAGTCCAGTACGGAGGGTTCGCGCCGCTCTCGTTGTGGTCGGTGCAGGACGGTTCTCAGCCCGGCACGCACCGCATTCGACTGCATCCGCAATGGCTCGAAGCGACCTCGCACGGCTTCCGCAACCTGCCCCACGAGGCCGGCGCGCGCGGCACATGGCGCTTGCCGAGCTTCGGGATCATGTACGTGCCCGCGACCTGATCACCCCCGTCGAGACATCGGGCGCCCCCAGGCAGCATCGCCTCGGGGCGCCCGATTTCGTTCCGGCCCCCGCCCGTCGCCGGGCTCTACTGCCGGATCGCCGCTGCATCCACGGTCGAGGTGATCAGCTCCTGCTTGTCCGTGAGGATCATGTCCATTCGCCGCTCGAGTCGGTGCGGGGCGAGCAGATAGCGCGACTGCACGCCGCGGGTCTGCCCGATGCGGCGGATGCGGTCGCGGCACTGCCGATTGGCCGCCGGATTCCAGGCCCGATCGACCCACAGCATCATCCGCGCACGAGTGAGCGTGAGCGCCACGCCGCCCGATTTGATCGTCATCGCGACGCCCTTGAGCTCGCCCGCCTGCATGCGCTCCTCGATCCGTTTGCGCTCCATGGGATCGACGTCTCCCGTGATCGCCGCCCAACCTTCGCGCTGGCCGAGCAAGTCGACCGGCGGACGGTGATCGGAGACCACGATCAAGGGCTCGCCCAGGCCTTCGAATTCTTCGACGTGCTCGAGCATGTCGGGGATCTTGGCCGTCGCGAGCGCGGCGCGCACGAGGCTGATCTCCTCGAAGGCGATGCTCTTCGCGGCCGTGAGGGTCGAGAGATCGATCGCACCGTCCAGATCGATCCCATTCGCCTTGAGCTTGTCGCAGAGCTCATCGCAGAGCCGACGCGTCTCGGCATCGAGTGGGCCGGTCTCGATCTTCATGGACGGCAGCACCGGCGGGACTTGGTCGATCACATCCTCGAACAGCCGCCGCAGCATGACGCGTTGAAGCCGCCGCGCGACGGCCGGCACGGTCTTGACCGCCGTCTTGCCCCATTGGCCCTTGCGGCGACCCATCAGCGCCAAGAAGAAGGGATAGCTCTCGAAGGCTTCCTTGCCCAGTTCGAGCGATTCGAGCACGTTCCAGAGCTCGCCGGCGTGATTCATGAGCGGCGTGCCAGTCGCGCCCCACACGCGGCCCTTCTGCTGGAGCACGGCCCGCCTCAGCTCGCGGAAACGCCGCGTCCGGCGCGTGGTCGCGGTGCAGAGGTTCTGCGCCTCGTCGGCGATCAGCACCGTTCCCTCGGTCGGAAGACCCAGCGCGAGGTAGCGCGCGCGTTCGGCCTTGAGCTCGGCAAGCTCCTGTTCGTACTTCCATCGGGTCGACGCGCTAGCTTGGCGCACGGCGGCCTCGGCCGAGGCGATCTCCCGTCCGCAGAGGGGCAGGATGTCATAGTTCGTGCAGATCACCTCGCCCGGCTTGGGCCAGCGAAACGACCCGCCGCCGCGCAGCACGACCGGCTCGAGATCCTCGCGCCACATGCGCGTCTCGGCCTGCCATACCCCCTTCGCCACCGCCGGCCCGACAACTAGCGCGGCCGCATTGGGCGGGAGCGCGAGCAGCAGCTCGCACGTCTTGCCGAGGCCTGGATCATCGCCGAGCAGTGCGTGCCGGCGCGAGCGCAGCCAGCGGATCGCCTCCGGCTGGAATGCCAGGAGCTTGCGGCCCTCCTTCGCCGCCGGCGAGTTCGGCCGGACCTGTTCGCCATTCGACGGCGGGGCGCGCTTGGCGGCTTCTGCCTTGGCCTGCAGCGCGCCGACGCGTTCGTCGACGACCGTTGCGAAGCCAGCGTCCTCGAGCGCGCGTAGGAAGTTCTGGAGCGTCTCCGCGTCCGCCGGCATGCGGCTGAACTTGTGCGTCGGCACCCAGGTGAGTCCGAAGGACCGGCAAGCCGCAAGGTAGGCGCCGAAGTGGGCACCGAGGTAACCCATGGGGGCCACGGCGATCTCGCCGTCCATCACACCGACTGCGATCTTGAGGTCGTTCATGGCGCGCACGAGATTTTATCTCGATTTCGATATTACGCATAGGGTCGACTGGTATTTTTGACTGACACGCGCTACCCTATGTAGGATGCGAACCTGGAGCCCGGCCGATTTTCGCGCGATGCGTGCGCGCCGCGACATAACGATCGACGCGCTGCGCGGGCGCATCCGCAGCGAGGAGGGCCGCGCGCCGTCCGCGTCGAGCGTGATCGAATGGTGCAAGGACGGATCAGCCGGCCCGCGCGATCTGAAGATGCTGGCCGCACTGGCCCGGGCGCTCGAATGTCGCCCGGAGGAACTCACGATGGAGGTAGAGGTATGACGAGTTCTCCCTGGCTGGACGCTCGGCGGTGCACGGTGACTTCCACGGACGCGTCGGCGATCCTTGGGCTCAACCCTTACAAGAGTGCGTTCGAGGTCTGGGCCGAAAAGACCGGCCGCGCAGCACCGGCGGATCTGTCCGGCGACGAGAAGATCGAGTTCGGGATCGAGCTCGAGCCGGCAGTCGCGCGGATCTATCTGCGGCGCACCAAGCGCAAGCCGCTGGGCGCGAATCTGTTCGAAGGGCTCCCCTGCCGCACGGCATGGCTGCTGCATCCCAATCTCGACGGAGAAACCGAGCGCAAGCTCTTCTTGTGGCATCGCGAGCTCGACTGGCTCGGTTGCTCGCCCGACTTGATCGTCGCGGGCTGGACCCCGCTTCCCGACGTGCTCGAACAGCGCGAGCGGTTCGGCCCGGGGATCAGCGAGATCAAGACCACCTCGGTCTTCGCTGGCAAGCAGAACTATGAAGAGGACGACATCGGCAATTTCGTCGCACCGCAATGGGTGCAGATCCAGCTCCAGCATCAGCTCCTCGTGAGCGGGCTGCAGTGGGGCACCGTGCCCGCCGCGATCGGGGGCCAGCGGCTCGTCATGGCCGATTACGACGTCATCCCGGAACTCCAATCGATGATGCTCGACGAGCTCGGGCATTTCCTCGAGGCGCACGTCAAGAAAGATATCCCGCCGCCGGTCGACGGCAGCGAGAGCGCGAGCCGCGCAATAGCCAAGGCCTTTCCGACCGGCAACGGCAAGACGGTCGAGCTCGACAGTTCGTTTCTCGAGCTCGACACGCGCCGCGAGCTTCTGAAGATCGAGCGCAAGAAGCTCGCCGACGAGTACGACGCGCTGACCAATCGGCTCAAGGTGGCGATCGGCGACAACGAAATCGGAGCGCTTGCGGGACGGTGCATGTTCCGCTACGGCGCCCGGCATCGCGACGCCTACTTGGTGCAGGCCGCCGACTGGCGGCAAATCGATCGATCGAAATGGAAGGACCGCAAATGAGCGATACGAGTCTGATCTCCGCCGACCGTCTCGAGGGCGGCGTGCAAGCAATCGTCACGCGCGAACAAGAGGAGATCCGCGCCATGATGACGGTCGCGAAGAACTTCCCGCGCGACGAAGAGCTCAGCCGCAAGAAGCTTCTCGCGGCATGCAAGCGACCCGCGTTCGCGGACGAAGCCACCTACAATTTCCCGCGCGGCAAGACCGAGATCACCGGCCCCTCAGTCCAGCTCGCGCGTGAAGCCGCGCGCGTGTGGGGGAACGTTCGATACGGGCTGCGCATCGTCGAGGATACGGCCGATCAGGTTCATGTCCGCGGGTATGCGCACGACTTGGAAACGAACGCGATGGGCGAGGCGGAAGACAAGTTCGCCAAGCGCCAGCAGCGCACGTTCAACCAGGACGGCGAGCGGATCACGAAATGGATCCGCGTCGACGATGAGCGCGATCTGCGCGAGCTGATCAATCGGCGCGGGGCGATTTGCGTGCGCAACGCGATCCTGCAGCTCATGCCGCCCGATCTGATCGAGGAGTGCACGGCGATTGCGCTCGAGACGCAAATCCGAACGGAAAAGGGCGAGAGCTCCGACAAGAAGAAGGCGACTCCCGCCGAGACACGCGCGCAGCTCGTGGCGGCGTTCGCGGAATACGGCATCCAGCGCGCCAATATCGACGCGTTCCTCGGGCATCCGCTCGACGCGTCGACGGCCGAAGACCACACGCGGCTGCGCGGGATCTACAAGTCGATTCGCGACGGCAACACCAAGCCGACCGATCACTTCAAGGACCTCGCGGCGGAAGGACCGAAGCTCGCCAGCACCACGACCGGCGATTTGGAGAGCCGAGCCGTGCTCACGAAGCTCCTGAAGCTCGTCACCGACAAGCAGGTCGCACCGCAATCCTTCACCGACGGCATGAGCCTGCTTTTCGGCAAGACGGATGCGAAGCTACTCGCGGTCGAGCAAATGCGCGAGCTCATCAAGTACATCGAGCTCGGCGAACTCGAAGGCATCATCGATCAAGCCCGTGGCCCGAAGGAATAACGGACAGCTCAAGCGGCCCGAGCGGATCGCGGCCGACGCGCCGACGGCGCACGTCCGTCTTTTCAAGAAGCATCCGACCGGACTCTGCGAGACGCAGGGATGCGGCAACCGGCACTTCTCGAAAGGGTTCTGCGCGACGTGCTACAACCGCAAGCGGCGCGGCTCGCCGCTCTTCGGCCAACCTGCGAAATTGATCACGGGCGTGAACGTGCTCACCGATTCGGGTGTGCCGGCGCACGGCTCGGAAATGAACCGCCGCCGTGCGCGCTTCGACCGTCTCGTGGCGAAGTTCGGGCTTTCCTGGCTGGTCTATCAGCCGATCGACGAAACGGCCATGTGGACCATCCTCAGCCAGGACGCGCGCGAAGACGTGCTTCCCGAGCTTCTCGATAGCTTTCTCCGCGCTGGCTGGATCGAAGACGGTGGCCAATGGGAGGATCGGGAGACGATCCGCATCTATCGAGTGATCCCATGACCGGATTCCAGGAAGGGCACACCACCCCGCCCGACGAGGAGCGGTGCCGCAAGACCAATCGAGTCGGCGATCGCTGTCAAGGCTGGGTCGTGCCTGGACAGACGCGCTGCATTCGTCATCCGACCCATCGCGGCAAACAAGGCAGCGCACGGGGCGGCGTGCCGCGAGCGGTCGTCACGAAGATCAAGGAAGCGATCGACGCCGCGGCCGCCGATCCCGATCTCCTGCGCCTCGAGCCGCAGATCGGGGCCTACAAGACGAGACTGGCGGAGCTACTCGAGCGGATCGACGCGCGCGACACGCCGGAGTTCAGGCAGACCGCGCTGAACCTCTTCTCGCAGTATTCGAAGCTCATGGCGGAGAACGCGGAATCGGCCGCGACCCAGGTGTGGGAGGAGCTTGGCGAAGTGCTGCGCAAAGGCGTCGTCCGTGATGCCGCCTGGGAGAAGTTCCTCACCAATACCGACCGCGTCGCTCACCGCATCGAACAGGCGCTGGCGATCCGCCTGAAGGCCCAACAGGTCGTTGCGCACGACGACCTCGGCCGGATTATGGGCCGCGTCCTGGATATCATCCTCGAAGAGGCACCGCGTGAAGCTGTCACCGTCATCGTCAGCCGAATTGATAGTGAAATCATGGGAGTCCTGCAAAGCGCTGCGCGCGAAGCGGCTGGGCTTGGACGAGTCGGTCCAGTACGCGAAGTACAGGGACGATCCCGTCGGCTTCATGAGGGAAGTGATGGGGAAAGACCCGTGGGCGAAGCAGGAGGCGATAGCCCGCGCGCTGGTCAGTGACCGCCGGGTCACGGTCGTGAGCTGCAACGGCGCCGGCAAATCGGTGCTGGCCGCATGGCTCATTGTCTGGTTTCTGAACACGCGTCAGCCCGCGATCGCGTTCTCGACCGCGCCGACCTTTCCGCAGGTCGAGCAATACCTCTGGCGTCACGTTCGCGAGGCGGTCCGCTCGAGCAAGAAGAAGCTCGCCGGCAAGATTTTCTCGACCGAGTACCGCATCTCGGACCTGACCTACGGCGAGGGGCGCGCAACCGATACGGAACAGCAGTATCAGGGCCTTCACGCTCCGGAGGGGGGCGATTTGCTCGTGGTCGTCGACGAGGCGAGCGGCGTCAAGCAATTCGTGTTCGATGCGATCCGCGGTTATTTGACCAGCCCGAATTGCTACGTGCTCTACATCGGCAACGGCAATATCGCGCGCGGGCCGTTCTTCGAGTCCCATCAGCGCGGCGGTTTCACCAAGTTCGAGATCAGCGCCTTCGAAGTGCCGGAGCACATCCTTTCACGAGCCTGGATCGAGGAGATGCGCGAGCAATGCGGAATGGATTCGCCGCAGTGGCAAGTGCGCGTCATGGGCAAGTTCCCCGACGTCGGCTCCGACTTCCAATTGATCCCGCGCTGGCTCCTCGAGCAGGCCGAGACCTGCACGCCGACCGATACCTCGGGTCGCCACATGGGCGGCGACTGCGCGCGCGGCTCGCTCGATAATAACGTGGCCGTGCTCACGGAAAACGGCGTGGTGCGCGAGATCGACTTCTGGCAATCGCAGGACCTCATGTTCACCGCGGCCAAGTTCGCCGGACTGGCCGACAAGTGGGACGTCGAGAGCGGCAAGATCCACATCGACTCCATTGGAATCGGCGCCGGCGTATGCGACCGATTGCGCCAGCTCGGCCGGACCGTCGATGAGGTGCGTTTCGGCGACGAGCCGCAGGGCGACTACAACGATCTGGTCGCGACGCAGAAGTTCTCCAATCGCCGTTCGGAACTCCACTGGGTTGCGCGCCAGCTCCTGATGGTGGGCCGCGCCTCGATTCCCCGCAAGTTCAGTCAAATCTGGGAGAACCTGAAGGCCGTGCAGTACGAACACAATGACAAGGGGCAGACCGTGATCGAGGCGAAGAAGAAACTGCGCGCCCGACTTGGCAGCTCGCCCGACTTCGGGGATGCTTGGGTCCTGAGTCTCTCCCGAATGGGCGGCAGACCCCACATCTACTTCTTCTGATGACCACCCCGACCACCCCGCGGACCACCCTGCCAAGGCGCAAGGGAATCAGGCGGGGCAGACTGGCGAAGGTCGGGGCTCGCGCCAAGCGGCATGCGTCCGCGCTGAAGGCCTTCCGGACGGCCGTGCTGGCACGTGGGTCGTGCGAGCGGTGCGGCTCGCAGCGGGAACTCGAGGCCCACCACATCGTTTCACGGGCTCGTGGGGCAGGCTGGAAATACCTCCATGACCCCGTCGCAAACGGGGCATGCCTTTGCCGCGTCTGCCACGACGAAGTGACGTTCCTACACCCTCGGGACGTCACGACCTGGGTGCGATCGCTCCCGCGCTGATGCCACAACTCACGCTCGAGCGCCTCACCGCGCGCTGGATGGCAAAGGTTCTCGTTGTCGGTTTCTGTGGCGGCGCAGCAGCCGTAACAATCTGCTGCGCCGCTCTTCTCTATCGATCTGGGCACGACCGCCATGGCAAAGTTAGTGAAGCTCGCGCAGTACAGGAACGTGGGAGAACCCGTGAGCTGGATCGGCAACCAATCGAAGCTCGGTGAACGTGCAGCTCGTTCTGCGGAGGAGCTCGTGCTCCAGCTCGAGCGGATCGGAATCGATGACGAAGTTCAGGGCGCGGATTCATTCCTCGCCGGCGATCTGCGTGCTCGCATCACCCTCACTTTCGAAGGTGCGAAGGTGCTCGGGTCGACGCAGACCGAGCAATTCAAGCTCGTTTTCATCGCCGCCGTGCGAGCACGTGTCGATCAATTCCTCCGCTCTCGATTCAGCGCACTCGAGTCGATTCGCAAAGTGATTTGAAACCGCCGCCCGGATGGTCCGGGCGGTTTGGGCACCACGGCCGGCGCAAAGTATAGGGCCGCAACCGTGTCCGTTGTCGCGGCACGATCTCTAGCGCCGGCGCGTGGTGCCCAGCTCTAATCGCGGACCGCAATATCGATTATCGCCGATCGATCGGCCTACCGAATTGCATTGTCGCGCGACCCGTCGGGGCTAGCAGTTTTCCCGAATTGGTGAAATACTCGCCCCCCAGTGGCGCACCGATGATGCCGGCTTCTCCGGCTTCACACACTCAAATCGACAACACTAAAGGAAATCAGACCATGGCACACAAAATCGAAGTCACGGACGGACTTGCACTCGCAAAGACAGGGGCTTGGCATGGCATCGGAACGATCGTTCCGGAGACCATGCTCCCGCGCGAAGCTCTGCGGATTGCAGGGGCAGATTGGAACGTCGATGAATGCGCATTGACGGCCACTACCCCGCTCGGATCAATCGACGTTCCGAGCTACAAGGCTCTGGTGCGCTCGGATACTCGCGCCGTGCTTTCTGTCCAGAGCGCGGATTACTACGTGCTCCAGAATGGACGTCTCGCCGACTTGATCGGTTCGCTCTCGCAATCCGATGCTGGAGTGCGCATCGAAACGATGGGAACGCTTCGGGGCGGACGCGATGTTTTCTTCCTCGCGCACCTTGCATCATTCTCGGTCGGGGCGAACGATCGGACAGAGCAATATGCGCTCTTCTCCAACACGCATGATGGGTCGCGCAAGTTCCGCGCGCTTCCCACTAATGTGCGCGTGGTCTGCGCGAACACACTCGCGGCCGCGTTCGGTGCGGCGCGGTCGTCGATGCTGGAGATTTGCCATACGACCGGAATGGGCGCGCAATTGGCGGAAGCGCGAGACGCAATCCTCGGAACGCGGAAGGAACTGGAAGCGTTCCAAGCGCGCGCGAAAGCTCTGGCGTCGCGCACGTTGACGGGAGACGAGCTTCGCGCCTACTTCGCCGGAGTCTATGAGGCTGTCACTGACAGCCGCTTGAACCTGAATCCGAAGGCCGGAGACAAGAAAGAGGAACGCCAGCACAATCGCGCGCTCGCGCTCCTCGGTGATTGGATTCAACGCTTCGAGTCTCCTAATCAAACCCTGGAAGGGATTGGCGGCACGGCGTGGGCTGCGTTCAATGCAGTGACAGAATGGGCCGACCATGAGCGCACCGTGCGCACGGGTCTTTCGCCGACAGCCGATGATGCGCGGCAATTCTCCAATCTGTTCGGTTCGAGTGCGACAGCGAAACGCAAGGCCTTGGATAAGGCTCTCGCGCTCGTCTCCTGATGCCGAAACGCGTGCGAGTGAAACGCTCGCATGCGTCGCGGAATCGCAATCCGCCCGATGAGGCTAACAGCGTGTAGCGCACGCATCCGAAACCAACAACGACAACGGAAACAAAGGTCCTACCATGAAGTTTGACAAGTCAATGCGCATCATGGAGTGCGCGGCAAGCGAGGCTGGCCGATATGCGATGACGCACGCCATGCTCGAAGTGAATGCCGACGATCCGACACAATCGAAGCTCATCGCCACGGATGGGCGCATGCTCGCGGTCGTAACTGTCGAGGCTGAGGCTGGAGACGTCTCCGGCTTCGTCTCGCGCGACGCGTTCGAAGCGGCACGCAAGGTGAAGGGTCCGCGCTACGCAAGCGAGCAGCGAGCATCGATCGCGTGCACGGCCACGAGCCTGACGCTTTCGGATGGGCGCGTGTTTCCGCGTCCGACGGACGGACAGTTTCCGCGATGGGGCGCAGTAGTTCGGGAGGAACGCATGCCGAGCATCGCCATCAATCCGAGCTATCTGCTCTCCGTCGCGCAAGCGATCGGTTCGCCGAGTGCAGTCTCGCTGCAAGTGTTCGACGGCGCGAGCGCGATCCGCGTGGGACAGGAGAACGGATCGCCGAACAGCGCGTTCGGTGTTCTGATGCCGATTGGCGGAGACGAAGGAACGCGTGCTCCGCGCGCATGCGACGAAACGCGGATCGATGCACTCCGGTCCGCGCTCGAATTGCTCCTCGCGACAGTGTGCACGATGAGCGTCGCCGGTTTCGCGTCCGGGGATGATCGTCGTGCGCGCTTGATCGCGGCTGAAGCGCTTGGAATTCCGAGGATGGAATTCACCGGGAAGGAACCGGCGACGTCGGACGCTTACGCTCGTCTCCATGCGGTTTGCGAGCAAGTCAAACCGCAGACGTCCGAGCCGGTGAGCGACGGCCAGGTCGCGGCCCCGACCGATTCACTCGGTCGCGAGTGCACTCCGGATGGGAATCCCATCGTCGATGCTCCGGCCGAGAAGGTGCCGAGCTCGCGCGATCGGATCCGCGCGTTCATGAACGGCGCGACGCTCGCGCTTCTCGCATGCTTCGCGCTCGCCGGATCCGCATCCGCGCACGGTTCGACGAGCGGACATGGTCACTCCTCGCATGGTCAT